AAAATGCGATTGTCCTTAGTACGATAGGTAATCAGAAAGTCTGGCACATAGTTGGTCATTTTGCCAGTGAGTGGATGGCGATAGGGTATCACTATGCTTTCGCTGGCCCATTGCAGGATGTTGTCATTGGTATCACAGAATCGCATGAACGCCAGTTCCCAGCCAGACCGATATCTGGGCTCCCGCTTGCCCACATACTTTAATGGATTAGTGACCTTGTACACACCCTGGGCAAACTTGCTCATGGCAGCACGTTGCGAGCAGTCCAGAAGTTGGGTGTGACTGAGGCGTTGATGCCCAGTAACGTGGTGGGGCTACGCAGGCCATTGAGATAGTAGGCCAAGGTAGCAGTGAGCTGTATCTTGTCCATGTCTTCGATCTCGGCCAGCAAGGTCAGCACCGGGGTCTGTGTCTGATCTGCGATGCGGAACAAGGTGGCAGTGAAATTGGCTGCTGCATCCTTTGTACCAAACGCTGACTCAAAAAAACTGTTGACAACGTCGTATTCGTTGGCATCTACGTCTACTGCAAATTCATAGAATTCGTCGTACACACGCACTGTTAAATCCACTGCGGGGTTGATGGTGTTTACTGATCCCATTATGTCCTACCTCTGGGTGGCGTAGGGAATATGGGTGCCTGCAATCTCTGTGTGACACCTTGTAGGGCACCAGGTTGGCCATTGATCTGTGGTCTGACCTGACCAGGTATGGTATTACGTAGCACGTCTTTGATGCCGGCATTGGCTTCTTCTCTGGCGATGGCTTTGAGATCCTTGCCGCGGAAGGTGTTGTAGGCTGTGCCGGCTTTCTGTACCGCACCTATCACTCCGGCCACTGATCCCGTCTGCAGATCTTCGTAGATACCGATGCCAGCGTCCAGGAGGCCACCTTGGCCTAGGATGCTCTGCGTACCACCAGGACGACTCAATGGACTCTTGACCTGATCGTAGTATTGTGGATTGGCGAATCCCTGCACATTGGTATCTGGACGGCTTTTGCCAATGGCACCTGAATAGTATTTCACAGTTTCATAGGCCACGGTCATGCTGTTTTCCATGGTGCCGTTGCTTTCAGAATAGTTGTACTGGTCATGGGTCCACTCAGTGATCATGGGATTGATCAGCACATATTCCACGAACTTGTGCTGATTGAATCCGTAGATGCTGATGTCTCGGAAGAACGCAGGTTTTCCTGCTGCCGGATTTCCTCCAGGGTTGCCGCTCTGTGATCCATCACCGTAGGATTCACCCACATAACCCCAGTCATTGACCTGCCGATCGTTGGCATAGATGTCTCGGGTGTTGTAGCCAAAGCCGGCCTGTCGATTGGCACTGGGACCTATGCTGCCATTGGTAGCGGTCTGACCGCGATAGGGTTGATTGGGATCTTTGTAGTAGTAGGCATAGTAGTTGTACCACATGTTGCGGATCAAATCGCCGCCGTCATCATGGAATACCGCCCGTATGGGTTGGTAGTCTATTTTTTTCTGCACCAGTCGTTTGCGATTGTACTGGTTCAGAGTATCTACCTGCACAGTGTATTTGGGGAGTTCGATGTTTTTGATCAGGAGGCCCACGGTGCTGGAATCCGTGCCAGAGAATATGGTACGCAAGGCCGGTACTTCCGAAGTGTTGATGTTGAAATACACATGGAAAAGGAACTTGAGACGCGGCGAGTTTTCGTAACCATTGGTACGAAAGGTTTTGCTCGCATGGGTATAATCTTTGAGATAGTCGTTCCCAAAGAATGTTTTGAGGAAGTCCTGCCCAAAGGCCATGGCAGGATTATCCTGTGATCACGTCGTTGACTGTTCTCGCCACTGTGGATCCGACACCTGTGCCCAGCGGAGTCTGCACAGCATTATCAAAGCGTACGGTCATTGAAATGGTCATTGGTGCTGATTCACTGTAGGTAGCGTCATTATAGTTCACTGAAGTAAGATAACAACCATACAGTTCCCAGGTCTCCAGTACATTGGGTGTGGCTACACCGTTACCGCCATCTAACACTTCAAACTTGGTGGTGAACTTATAGTCGATGCCCGATGCTGCTGATGCCATCTCCATGAAGTCCAACTGCTTCTGCAGTTGCTCACCTACCAGGCGTGCTACCTGCCCAGATGCATCGTCACGTAGATTGCAGGTAACGGTTTCCCAGGAATACTTGCCTGCGAGATATAGATTGCTGTTGTAGATGGGCACTGTGATCTCTTCGAATGTCACTGAAGGTCTGGTAAAATCCATGACCTGCTTGGTAAGCTCGGTCCTGGGTGTGCTCACACCAAAGTTTTCAAATATCGCCCGGAAGCGGTATTTAAGTTTGGGCATGAGCAGGCCTTGGTTGGGATTGCTCTGATCGCTTGCCAAAGGCACCGTCATTCTTGTGAGTGATGAAACGGCCATATCTTGTTCTCCTTGATGCAATTATTTATGGCCTTGGAGGCCAAAAAAAATGGGGGCCGGAACCCCCATTTTCCTATCTAGCGACGCCGTTAGACGGTGGCTGACGACGCTACCTGTCCGGAACTGATCTCTCCAGTGTTCTTGATCCGCAGCGGAATGTAGATGAACTCAACAGCCTTCACAGGCTCGATGGCGATGTCCACATACAGTTCGTTGCGGTCGATACGTGCGGGTGTGTTGTTTGATTCATCGCACACCACCAGGTAGTCGTAGATACCACGCTTGGCAACGAGGTCGATCATGAGTCCATCGATGGCATTGGTGATCTCGTTGCGGGTGATCTGGTCATTGGGCTCGAACACGAATGTCTTGCCAATCTCTTCCAGTCGTCCACGCAGGAACGCTACCAAGCGTGCCACGTTGATGCGATCCAGGGCCGAAGTCACAGCAGATTCAGTCTTGTTGCCGTAGTTGGTGATGCCCACACCAGGTATGAACGTGATGGGGTTGATCTTGTTGGTGTACAGCACATCACGTATGCCCTGGCCCGTGGCTATTGTGATGAATTCTCCGGTCTGGCCGTTGACATAACCGATACGTTCTGCGTTGTCGATCACGCCGCGACGCACACCTGCGGGTGCCAACCACGGAAAACTCACTTCGTCCGACCGGATTATGGTACGCACCATCATGTGGCTGGGTGGCTGTACCACCTGGCTGCCCCCAAGATCCGTGGTCTGGCACGACGGATAGAACGTGGCCAAGTAAGGATCTGAAGTGACCAGGCCATCTTCGGTGTCTGTGCCCAGACCGGCTGCATTTGTGGCCCAGGCCGTGATGGCATCACCTGTGGGCGGCAGTCTCAGCGGGGTATCACCTACCACGAAGCCGGTATTGTTGCGTTCATTGTTCAGTGCCACCATGTTTGGTATGAGTTCAGGATACTGTGGTGTGGCCAGGAGATTGAACTCAACTTGTTCTTCACGCAGGGTGTCCTGTGTGTCTATGGCTGACTTCATGGCTGCCACCACGATCTGGCGTACGGCCTGCCGTCCCATGTAAGGCGATCCATTGGCACGATTACCACTCACAGTGAGCCAGGTATTGGTTTCCAACGGACTCCAGTACGTGGTGTTGGTGGGTGCGTTGCCAGTGCTGGCCAAGATGTTTACATACAACACAGAGTTGTAGTTGACCTTGTCACCAGGCACGTAAGATGTTGTGGCCGAGTAGGCATCAAAAGCAAAGTCCGTGGCATTGAAATAGTCCGACTCAAAGGCCTTGACATTGAATCCTGACCGGCGTGTGTTGAACAACAGCATGCCTTCCGGATACAGTGCAGGATCCGGTGCATCTACATCCAGGTATGAACTGCTCAGCAGGCTGGTGATGGTTGGCTCAGGATCTGTGATGGGATTGGTAGTACCGTTGGGAGCCCAGCGTGCGTCTGCAAACAGGATACCGTTTTCCGTGGTCTGGTCAGTGTTGTCGATGATCACCCACTGCAATACACCGTCAACTTCTTGCCAGCGGTATATCAAGGGATACAGTTCCAAGTTGCTGGTATCAATCCAGATGTCACCTTGCACCAAATCAGTACCATCGCTCTGATCAGTGGGAGCCGAAGCAGCCACTATGGGTCCAGCAGGATCAGTCTGTGTGAGATTGAATCCACGCACATCATTGCTCACAGTGCGATAGCCAACGAAACTGCCGTTGTTCTGGATCATGATGTCCACTTCATTCACGGCCGAGTAATACCAACGGCGTCCGTTGGCAGGATCCTGGCTGGGTGCGTTATCGCTGGCGGTATAGGTCAGGGCCACCCAGTTGCTGAGCAACAGGGCCGTGGCTGTTCCAGGTTGGCGTCGGATGCCCAACACACCGTCTTGTGTGGTGGGATCGTAGGCCACAAAACCTGCGTCAAACACAGGACCTCCCGAGAGGCTGCCTCCGTCTAACACTATCACACCGCCCAGGCTGTGTGTGAACACTATGGCACCATCTGAGGATACCGAAGCCGATACTGGTGATCCCGAAGGCAGGGCAGCTGACACAGCAGTGACAAAGGCCGCGGCAGTGGTACCAGTGGTTGTTACCGTGACTGCTGTGCTCAATGTCGTGCTGTTGGCTGTGCTGTACTGTATGGTAAATGTTTCTGAGGCAGTGAATGTGGGCGTGGTAGTGTCACCAGTGATCACTGTGGGTCCTGTGGCAAGCCTTTCAAATATGGCAGTGGTGAACGTGTTGTTGTATTCGTCTCCAGCATCTTCTGGGTCACTGTCAAACTGTGCATATGTAGTACCTGCCGCGATGTTGCGGCCGCCGCCTGCGGGATCCAGGGCTTGATTGGCACTTTGATCGTTGGCATAGATTGGGCAAGGTTGGGCAACAAAAATTCCCAGTGCAGCACTGTATTTTTTCACACTGTAATCGGCACCTTGGTTCACTGCCGTGGTCATATTCCAGATACTGCCAGTGGGTCTGCCGCCACCGGTGTCAGTGGTACGCCACCGTGGTACTGTGAAATTGGGACTCTGCTGCAGGGCCGGTGCTAGATAACTGGTGGCTGTGATGCCCAGCGTGGTCAACAAACCTGCGGTGCTGGCTGAGTCAATATTGATGATACCGCCTTCTGCGGATGATCCATCGCTTTCTGCATCGGCATCTGCGTACAACCATAATTTGTTGCTGGTACGTGTGAGATTGGTTTCTGCAGTGACTCCTGAAATAGCAGCCGAGTTGATGGCTGCTACGAAAGCTGCCAACGTGGTAGTGCCTGGTACAGTCACAGTGCTACCGTTGATGATCAAAGTATTGCCTGCGGTCAAAGCAGATCCTGTCACACTGTTGGCACCTTGTACTGTGGGCCAGCTGATCTTCCACGCATCTGTGCCTACTTCTACCCAGGCATTGTTGAGATTTTTGTAGAACACTGGATTGTTGGCATTGAGAGTGTTCACAGCATAGTCACCAATGCTGCCCACATCAGTTGACGGGAAATTACCAGTGAGTTGTGTGCTTTCAGTGATTACTGTGGGCGTTTGTACTGTGAACGCACCCGTGGTCTGGTTCCATTGGAAGATGCCCCAGGAGGTGGCTGCTGTGTCAAACCAGTAGGTGTTGTCTGCTGGCGATCCTGTGGGACGCACCAGGGTGGCTGTGAGTTCTGCTAGATCCACGTTGGCACGCTGAACATAGGCACGATTGGAAATGCCCAGAGCCGAGTAAGCGGCCAGCAATCCATATTCGTTGAGTTCGTAGCCATTGATGGGTGTGCCCGCGGATGTCTTGTAGAAGAATGGCACACCAAACGTGGCTGACAGATCACGCTGGCTGGTTATGAGGTAGACCTTGTCAGCGTTGGCTGCTAGTGTGCCCGCTGCCACGCCTACTCCGGTACCGGAGATCTTGTTCTGTGCTGTGGCGATCAGGAAGTACGGCACCGAGTTGGTGGCCGCAGGAATATAGTTGGATTCGTCTATGACGGTTACTTCTACACCAGGAGATACTAGAGCCATGGTTTTGCATCCTTATAAATGGTTATGGATATTTATTGGATGTTGCCAAAGAGTGCGGTTTACAGGTGCCTTAATTAAGGCCTGTGATCATAAGTAGTCGTATGAGACCGCTATGCAAGGTCTGCTCCAAGCAGCCTGCCGCCATCAATGGCTATCACCGTGACAAAATCTACTATCGTAGCCGATGTAATGCCTGTATCCGGCGTGGCAGGAAATTGAAACCCAACATGCCACGATGGCAGGCCGCGGGTTACAAGAAAAAAGCCACCTGCGATCGCTGTGGATTCCGTGCCCGGCATCCCAGCCAACTCACGGTATGGCATGTGAACGGTGATCTCACCGACGCAGAATTACGCAATCTCAAAACTGTGTGCTTGAACTGCATACAGGAGATCACGCGGCTAGATCTGCCTTGGCGTCGCGGAGATCTTGAACCAGACCAGTGACTTGGTCGTAGAGATCTGTCAGGGTTCCGTTGTTGTCAAGCACACGATCAAAGTCCGTGCCAATCCAAGCAGTTTCACTGGCATGTACTCCCATGCTTTGCAGCATCATAGCGGCTCCATCAGTACCAAGATTGGCCTGTTCAGCCACGGAATACCATTCAGGCTCGGCACCACGCACCACACGGATCACATGCCCGCCTGCTGAACGTATGGCACGGATTTCATTGGGGAAACGGCAGTCAGATATCACCACATCGTCCTCACTGTGTCGCAGTTTGTTTTCCAAGCTGGCGATCCAGATGTCATCGTGGAAGCCCACACGACACACTTCTGTGCCCCAGTACTGCAACACCCAGCGTGGCGTTATGGTCCTGCCCAGTCTAGCACTCCACCACTCATCGGGCTGTTCTCGCCACTCTCGGCTGCTTCTAGTACGACCTTCCAGCATGTCTCGATCCCAGCCAATT